GAACAGTTAAGGATGAAGGCATTTTTAAAATTGCTAACCTTACACATTAATGAAAATGCTCCTACACTATATACAGACGAAAAGAAAGTTACAGATGGTAACATCTTTGGTCTGTTCCCTCAAATCGATGGTGCAGGAAAACATGTTGGTAGCGGTGTACAAATTGACTGGATGATAGGAAATCTTAAATGGTTAAAATTTAGTTATCATTCAGCTCCTTATCCTAAAGGTTCAAATGTTAAAGGTCTACACAGGACTCAGTTAATGTTAAGTGCGTTCCAAGTGGCAGGCTTATCATTTAATCATGTTACCGGTGTTAAGGACAAAGACACAGGTAAAATAATTGCACACGATCCAGATCAAGCTCTAAGTATTCTAGGACAACGACTAGGATTTAAAATTAGTCAAGCAGACGCCGAAGACTATTATAGACTTCACAATTTGTTAAAAACAAAAATGAAACCATCTGATTACAATACTCTGTTGAATGTTTACTTTAAGATATTAGATAGTACTCGAGCAGATATTCCAGACGATATGCAAGACGAATGGCGTCAGCGTAAAGATCTATTGGGCCTAACTGGTAAATTCTTACCCGACAATTCGGCATTGAAGGTACTACAATGAGTGGAGTAGCAGGCGCTGACCGAATTAAAAGTCGTCAAGACTTTAAGCAGTTCCTTACCTCTTATCAACAGCTAGTTTCTAAGTTTCCCGGATTTGTCAGTTTACAGCCTTCCGGTAGTTACAATTCAAATCCAGATAAAATGGATTTTGGTGATATCGATCTTATAGTTCATATCCAAAGTTCTAAAGATAAACCTACTGTTAAGAAAGAGTTGCAGGCATTCTTTCATAACCAACCTGATACAGTTATAGTTCCATTTAGCAGTGAGAAACACGCAGGTAAGCGTAGTTATAATGCAGGCGAATTAGTATCGGTTAGATACCACGACGATACACTAGGATATTCTGCACAGATTGATAACATTGTGGCATTGGATCAAACCGAAGCTAGTTTTAAACAAGAGTTCTTGGATCTACCTGCTGAAAAACAAGGATTGATTTTAGGACTGGTTAAAATTGCGGCTATCGAAACACAGCCCCAAATGTTATTCAAGCGTTTGGGTATTACAGCAAGAGATCAACTAGAACCAAATCAAGAGTATGAGTTTAATCTCAGCAGTGTAGAGCTACAGTTAAGACTAGTAACCTATGAGCCGGGCACATTCAAACAAACAGATAGACAGGTCCTATGGACTTCACGTAGTTTTGATGATTTAAAAAAATTACTCTATCAATATGATTTAGATGCAGACTTTGATAACTTGTTGTTGCAGGCCAAACAAAAAATTAAAAATCCACGTAGTAATGCACGTATGGAGGGAGTGTTCAGTAGTATGATTACAGTTAAATCAGGCGAGGTAGGTACTGCTAAAGGTGCTGGCAAAGAAGCCGCACTGGCAAAAATACAACAGACATTTAAAGAACATCGATCATTATTCCGTTCACTACTTGAAGCTGACACTGCCCGTAAAGTAGTATTTGCTTTTGTAAGATTTCAACCTCCTACAATAGGTCATGAATTATTGATCAACAAGGTTAAAGAAGTTGCTGAACAAAATAAATGTCCATATGTAATCTATGTAAGTCGAAAACAAGATCATAAAGAAAACCCATTAAGTGTTGAAACCAAGCTACAATATCTTAACATGATGTTTCCCGGTACAAATTTTGTAGCCGCGGGGCCTACTACACGTACTCCGATCGAAGTTGCCGTCGAATTAAATCAAAAATATACAGATCTTATTCTAGTCGCTGGCAGTGACCGTGAGTCTATGCACACATTGTTAAACGATTACAACCATAAAAATTACGAATACAATTCAATAGACTTTGTCAGCGCAGGTGAGCGTGATCCAGACAGTCCGGGAGTTGCCGGTATTAGCGGAACTAAAATGCGTGAAGCCGCTGTGGCAAATGATTTTGCCACTTTCCAACAAGGACTTCCTAATTCTATTAGTGGAGAACAGGCCCAACAATTAATGTCATCGGTAGCGGCTGGACTACAAAAACCTGCTCGAGCCAAGAAAAGTATAAAAGAAAAAATGATGCCATCTAGTAATTTTGTAGGTAGTAAGAAAAATAAATTAGGCCCTGCAGGTCAGCTAAAAGGTTCTATGAAACGTCCGGCACGATCCGGTGATCTTGTAGGTGGCATGGAAGAAAACAAAAATGTTAATTGCATACCATTAAGCGAAAATGTTGAAAATATTATGGATGCACTAATCAATAAGATTATAGTAAATGAAGCAATACAGAATAACCGCAAATGACATCGTGCCAAATAGCGATGACGATTGCTACCTTGCACCCGATGATCCTATACATGAACTAAAAGCCGCGGCTATGATGGGCGGACTAGGGGCGGCTGAAAGGCTAGCAGATTATAGAGCTACGCTAAGGCAACCTGTTGTAGGCAGTAATAAAGGGCAGATACAGCGAGAGCGAGGTATTAAACCAGGGACTGAAGAATGGTTTCAACTTTGGTTTGGTCAGAATAAATAATATATCATATTGGGATCACAAATGGAACAATTACAACAGTTTGCTAAAATTGCTTTTGCCAGCACCTATAGTTTTGCACTAAAGGCGCAGAATTTCCATTGGAACGTAGAAGGATCAGATTTTTTAGAACATCATCAATTATTTGAAATAATCTATAATGAAGTATATGGTGTAGTTGATGACTTTGCTGAAAACATTCGAAAATTAGAAACCTATACTCCTGCAAGTTTAAGTCGTTTTAACATGCTTACCAAAATTGAAGACGAAACACAAATTCTACTTCCTCAAGAAATGTTAAGAGAACTATTAATGGATAATGAAAAAATGATCATTATCTTAAAGAAAACATACGATGCGGCCGAAGCTGTCGGTAAACACGGCTTCAGCAATTTCCTAGCAGAACGCATGGACAATCATGAAAAACATGGTTGGTTCCTACGTTCAAGTTTAAAGAGTAACTAATGAGAGCTCGAGAATTTATCAGTGAAGCTACTGGCGATGGAAAAATGCCAGATCATTTAAATCAGGCGCATCAAGGTTCTATGCGAATGCGGGATGTTGGCGGATATGATCGCACCTATCATTTGAACAGAATTTGGATGGCTACTGCTATGGCCGACGGATCAAGTAAAAAGGCTGTAGATATGGACAGCGCCAGCTTTGTAGAAAAATATAATGTAGCGTTTCCTTATACTGATATCGAACATATGATGGTTATGCAAGCCATTGCTACTATTCCAACTGATAGCAAAGAATTAGCTAAACGTGGAAAGAGTGAAGAGCCCAAGGACACTTATACAGTTAGCCCTGTTGCAAATTGGATGAAAAAACATGACTAAAGAATTTAAGAAAATTTCTGGACAAGATGAAACTAGATATGTTTTAGAAGATAGTTCGTCAACTACTAGCGGATCAATTGCTTCTGTTAGTTCAGAATTAGGTGCAGTACAGCGCCGCAATCCCGACAATATCCTAGCACAAGAAGCAGACAAAAATAAAGTACCTGCAACTAAGCCAAGAAACTTTGTTGCCAAGAATGCCAAGATGGGCGGTGCTGGTCAACACAAAGACAAAAAGAAAGCTCAAAAGCAAGGCGATATCAAACATAAAAAACCCTTAGCAGAGAATGTAGACAATTTAGAAATTGCACTACAACAGGCTCGTCAGATTACTAAAATGATCAAGTATGACGATACTGTCACTGACATTGTTGTAAAGATTCAGGCACTAGCTGAAAAGTTTAATATTGACGCCACTGACATTAGATATGCCATTGACGATGTTTATGAAGCTAAACAAAAATTAGAATCAGTAGTTTACGGGCTTGACGAAATTTTTGAAGATGCTTTAAGAAACGCCAAATATGCGGCAGACGACGAAGAAGGTCTTGCTGAAGGTCCCGAATATAACGAGTATAGTGACGAGGTAGACATGGTTAAAAATAACCTGCACACCATTGTTCGTTCATGCAAGGATCTCGCTGACGCACTTATAGATGGTGAAAATCTACCCGAGTGGGTTGAAGAAAAAGTAAGCATGAGCAAACAGAACATGGTTACAGTAGCTCAATATCTACAAAGCCAGCACGATCAAGGTCATGTATATGACGAAGATTACGGGATGGGCGGTTATGAAACCTATGCCGGTACACGTCATGGTAGAGGTGTAGCGGAAGGCTGGAGCCAAAAATACAAAAACTCAATTAATTGTAGTCATCCAAAAGGCTTTAGCCAAAAAGCTCATTGTGCAGGCAAAAAGAAACATAATGAAAGTGTTGAAATGGAAATGGTATGCCCAGAGTGCGGTATGTGTCAAACACACGGCGACAACATGATGGAAGTTAAACAACGTCTAGATGCCAAGTGCTGGAAAGGCAAGCATAAAGAAGGGACTAAGATCAAAGGTGGCATTAGAGTTAATAATTGTGTACCCAATGAAAGTGTAGCAGAAGATTCTTACATGGAATCACTTGCTAAAAAACTAGCAGAAAAGATTCCAAAAAATGCCCCAGTTGATGTATACATCAAAGATTTTGAAAAATCTAATGCTCCACAATTTCGCGGAAAGACAAAAGAAAAGCGTCGCCAGATGGCCGTTGCCGCTAGCTACAGTGCAAAAAATCCCAGCAAAAAGAAATGAGGTTAAAAGAGTTCAAGGATAGTGATTATGAAATACATAATCGTCCCAAGCTAGATCGAATCTTGCTAGAACTCTGCCACCACGTTATCAAAGGACAACAAGATGATCCAATAAAATATGGGATGGTTGCGGCCTGTGTCTTAGACCCCAAAAACCGCAAAGTCTTCGGTGTTAACGAGGCGGCCGATGATGATACCAGACGCCACGCTGAACGAGTAGCAATAGACAGGTATGTTGAAAATTATGGAGACATACCAGAAGGTAGTATTATCCTCACTACTTTGAGTCCATGTAATGAATATGGAACAGAAATGGCCGCAGGTAGATACGGCGAAAGTTGCACAGATTTAATTAACGACAGTATAGTAAGAAAAGTATATTGTGGATATATGGATCCATCACAGTCAGATGATCATGCTCAATATACATTAGAAGAAACCGATAATCAAAAAATCCGTGATCTCTGTAAATCATTCGCTGATACATTTTTGGACAAATTAGATTGATTTAAATATTTCTAGAGTGTATACTAGTACAACAGGAGATATATCATGGGTAAAGCATTTGGAGCGCCTGAACAGGCCAAAATCAAACAGATCATTGCAGAAGGTTGTACTGTCATGCAAGAGATCCAAGACCTTACAGAGGGTCTAAACGAAACAATCAAAGCAGTAGCAGAAGAACTAGAAGTTAAACCTAGTGTTATTCGCAAGGCAATTAAAATTGCACAGAAAGATACATGGGATCAAGTATTCCGCGAATTTGATGATCTTGAAACTATTGTGGATATCAGTGGTCACGCTAACCGTCGTGAAGATTGATGAATAATGTACTTGCCGGCATCATCGATTGGATAAAAGATGACTATAAAACTTCGCCTCGCCGTTTTTTCTTGGAAGTTGTGGCTTGGGCTATATCTATCGGATGCTCGATTGCTATGGCGGTCACTGTACCTAACCCGCCTTTACTTGTACTTTATCCTATTTGGATTGTCGGTTGTACTATCTATGCTTGGTGCGCTTATACTAGGCAATCATTTGGCATGCTGGCTAACTATGCCTTGATTGTGTGCATAGATTCTGTCGGCCTTGTAAGAATGTTGGCTAAATATTTTTGAGAATAGTTGGATCAGCTATAAATGATCAAGCAGGTATTTGTCTGCCAGAAAAGACAAGGAGAAAAATATGAGTTATGTTGATGCGATCTGGGATCGCGAAAAAGATATTGTGCGTGTCGTTGAGCGAGATGCAAAAAAGGGCAGGACCTATTACGACTATCCTGCAAAGTATTTGTTCTACTATCCAGATCAAAAAGGAAAATATAAATCAATTTTTGGTCAAAGTCTTAGCAAGGTCACTGCTAAGAATTGGAAAGAGTTTGCCAAAGAACAAAAAATTCACAGTAGTCACAAATTATTTGAAAGTGACATCAACCCTGTGTTTAGATGCCTAGAAGAAAACTATTTAGGCAAAGAACCCCCAAAACTAAATGTAGCGTTTTTCGATATTGAAGTGGACTTCGATCCAGAACGTGGATACGCAAGTCCGGAAGATGCATTTATGCCTATCACTGCTATTGCAGTACACTTGCAATGGTTGGATACATTAGTATGTCTTGCCATTCCTCCAAAAACTTTAACTATGGAACAGGCCATTGACCAAGTTAAGGAATTTCCTAACACTATTTTGTTTGAAACTGAACATGAAATGTTAGATGCATTTTTAGATCTTATCCAAGATGCAGATGTATTAAGTGGTTGGAATAGTGAGGGCTTTGATATACCATATACCGTTAATCGTGTTATCAAAGTATTAAGCAAAGAAGATACTCGTAGATTTTGCCTATGGGATCAGTTGCCTAAAAAACGAGAATACGAAAAATACGGTAAAGCCGCTGTGACATACGACCTTATTGGTCGTGTGCATTTAGATAGTCTCGAACTTTATAGGAAATATACATATGAAGAAAGACACACCTATCGATTGGATGCAATCGGGGAAATGGAAGTCGGAGAAAGCAAAACAGTCTACGAAGGGACTTTGGACCAACTCTATAACAACGACTTCCGTAAGTTTATCGAATATAACCGACAAGACTGTGCGCTACTCGACAAGCTCGACAAGAAGCTCAAGTTCTTGGATCTAGCCAATACCATTGCACATGAAAATACTGTGTTGCTACAAACCACAATGGGTGCAGTAGCAGTTACTGAACAGGCCATTGTTAACGAAGCCCACCATCGAGGATTAATTGTTCCTAGCCGTCCTAAACGTGACGAGGATGCAAACAACCAGGCCGCAGGTGCCTATGTTGCATATCCTAAGAAAGGCTTGCACGACTGGATTGGTTCAATGGATATTAATAGTTTGTATCCGTCTGTGATTCGTGCATTAAACATGGGCCCAGAAACCATTGTCGGCCAGTTACGACAAGAGTATACCAAGAATGAAATTGAAGAAAAGATTGCCAAAGGTTCAAGTTTTGCGGCGGCTTGGGAAGGCAAGTTTGGCAGTAACGAGTACGAACTTGTCATGTCTCAGGATAAGAGCCGAGAAATTATCATCGACTGGGAAAATGGCCAAACAGATGTTATGAGCGGTGCCCAGATTTATGAGCTAATCTTTGATAGTGGAAAACCGTGGATGCTAAGTGCAAACGGTACAATTTTCACACACGAAAATGAAGGGGTCATCCCTGGGCTGTTAAAACGGTGGTATGCTGAACGTAAAGAAATGCAGGCCAAATTAAAAGAAGCAATTAAAGCGGAGAATAAAATTGAAGAAGAATACTGGGACAAACGACAACTCGTTAAAAAAATTAATCTTAACAGTTTGTATGGTGCTATCCTTAATGCTGGTTGCCGTTTTTTCGACAATCGTATTGGTCAATCAACCACTCTTACAGGGAGAGCCATTGCTCGTCATATGGCCTCAAAAATAAATGAGGTTGTTACAGGCGAATACGATCACTTGGGCAAATCAATTATATACGGCGATACTGACTCTGCATACTTTAGTGCCTACAACAGCTTAAAGAATGAAATTAATAAAGGTCTGATTCCTTGGGACAAAGATACTGTAGTTAAACTTTATGATACTGTAGCGGCTGAAGTAAATGGTACATTCCCACAGTTCATGCTAGATGCTTTTCACTGTCCGAAGAGCCGCGGTGAAGTTATTAAAGCAGGACGTGAAATTGTTGCCATCAAAGGCCTGTTCATTACTAAGAAACGCTATGCTGTGCTTTATTATGATAAAGAAGGCAAGCGTAGTGATGTAGACGGCAAGCCAGGTAAGATCAAGGCCATGGGCTTGGATTTGAAGCGCAGTGACACTCCTGAATTCATGCAAAAGTTCTTAGAAGAAGTGTTAACTAAAGTGCTTAACGGTTCTGAAGAAAATGAAATTCTAGAAATGATCACAGATTTTAGAACAGAATTTAAAGCACGACCAGGATGGGAAAAAGGTAGTCCTAAACGTGCTAACAATATTACTGAATACGAAGCTAAGGAAAAGAAAGCAGGTAAGGCCAATATGCCCGGGCACGTTCGTGCTAGTATTAATTGGAACACGCTACGCCGAATGAACGGAGACAAGTATTCTATGCAGATTGTTGACGGTATGAAGGTAATTGTATGTAAAGTTAGATCTAATCCATTGGGCTATACATCAATTGCTTATCCGGTAGACGAACTGCGCCTGCCTAAATGGTTTCAAGAACTACCATTTGATCATGCAGAAATGGAGGCTACCATTATTAATAATAAATTGGAAAACCTCATTGGAGTTCTAGAATGGGATCTAGACTCTACCACCCAAACTAACACCTTCAATAATTTATTCACCTTTGAATAAAATATTTGTTGACTTGTTACAAAAATCTAAATAAAATTAACAAAAGGAAACTCACATGAAAGATATTCTACAAGACATCGTTGCACATACAAACAAACTAGGCTTCTTGAACATTGTCAAGATCACCGGTACTGAAGATAAAACATTGATTGACAGCATGGCTGACGATCGAACTGTTATCATGTATGGCGAAACTAAAACACCACATCCAGATATGGTTGGAACATTTGGTATGCCACAGTTGGAAAAACTACGCTATCTGTTAGATGGCAAGGAATACCAAGAAGATTCAAAAATTGAAGTGGTTACTGCGGCTCGTAATAATGAAACTATTCCTGTGGGTTTACATTTTGAAAACAAAGATGGCGACTTTAAAAACGATTATCGTTTTATGAATCAGGAAATTATTAACGAAAAACTTAAGACTGTTAAATTTCGCGGTGCTAAATGGGATGTAGAAATCGAACCTACTGTTAGTAGCATCCAGCGTTTTCAATTCCAAGCAGGTGCCAATACCGAACACACAACATTCTTAGTAAAGACTGACGGTGACAAATTGAAATTTATCTTTGGTGATGCGGCCAGTCACGGTGGTGAATTTATTTTTGCACAGGGCATCACAGGAAAACTTACCAAGGCATGGACATGGCCCGTTGTTCCTGTATTAAGCATCTTAAAAGTTGCAGATGCAAACAATGCTAAAATTAGTTTTTCAAATGATCAAGGCGCAATGCAGATTGAATTAGATAGCGGTATTGCTACTTACAAATACATTATTCCGGCGCAAGCATGATAAAAGGTATTGGAAATACAGGTAGGTATATACAGGTCTCCGGAGGGAGTACTACAAATCCGTATATACCTCCCGGCAGTCAATCAGCAGGCATACTGCGTTATAATACCAATATGAATACCGTAGAAGTGTATGACGGGTCGATGTGGAAAGATATAGGCTCAAGTTATGCCACTGTAGCATTAACTACAGAAGCAGAAGCTTTACTTGATTGGGCTCGTAAAAA